AGCCATCCCCAGATGCCTGTGACCTCTTTGTAGATGGCTTTAACGTCGGAGACTCCTCCTTCAACGTTCTTTTTGAACTTGTCAATCTCTGCTTTACCTTCTCGTAGCATTTGACAGCCAGCACTGATAGCACTGACCGCACTTTGAGCCATGAGTAGGAGAGAGATTGGGTCCACATTAGTTTAGAGTCCCGATGACAAGAGCATCAAACTCGTCCTGAGTTATGTTACTAGGAACAGTAGGCAACACTTTAGCAACAGCCTGCTCAACATCACGCATTAAAAGCTCTGAAGCTTTGAAAGAGTTAATGATGTCTTTATGGGCTACACCATCTTCAGGAGACAGTTTGTGTCTATAGCCTACGTACAAATTACCGTTTTCATCTCGGTAAGGTTTGGCACGGAAGCCTTTGGATCGAAGTTTGGTATAGCCTTTGTGAGACAGTTGCATTGTTATTAAGCCTTAATGTTATTAGAAACAGTTACGATGACAGAAGGTGATGCAGGATATGCGGGAGATGTACTAGCAGCAATAGTGTTTAAAGAAGCATTGCCTCCAAGACTCATCCAATACAACTGAAAGTAATCGTTAGCAGCAAACGTATAGAACAAGTTAAGAGCCATTAGACCTGTTCCATTAACACCAGCATGTTTGCCAGTAACAGATACCCAACTAGCACTGTTGGCTACGTCAGTACCATTAACTTTCATCCACACAACAACGTCATCAATAGAAGCGTTAGCGTTAGCAAACTGAATGCTCCACTGAACGTTATAGATGCCCGCTGTATCAATAACAATACGAGAAGAAGGAGAACCAATGCTTATGCCATACGACGTTTCTGTTGTGTTGTATGTAATAGCTGTAGGCGTATTAGCTGATGCTGTTTGGTTAGTAGTGTCGTGGAACGAACCTTCTTTAGGAGACTTCCAACTAGGAGTTCCAGAACTGTTCATTGTTAAAAACGCAGTAGCACTAGGAGCAGCTAATCTTGTTAGATGATTACTAGAGTTAGCGTAGATGATGTCACCAGTGTTGTACGCAGTCATCCCAGTTCCACCATAGATGGGTGCAATAGGAATGTCTAACGTAGCAGCATTGTTGTAAGCACGATCACTAAGCTTCTGGAACCAATCCCTCCAGACAAAGCTTTCCCCAATCTTATCTTGGGGGATAGGTACGGTTAGTTTTGCCATAGTGCTTAGCAGTACTTAATGTCTTTACAGTAGCCGTTCTTCTGAAGCTCAGGCAACATGCGCTCAAGCTTCTTACCAATGTCATCACGCACCATAGGTGAGTTGATCATGTTCACTTTCTTTTTAAAAGTTTTATAGCACGCATCACGAGCACCCTCAACGGTATCCCCGACACCAGAGACAGTAAGCACATAAGAACCAGCAGTGACCAAACAAGGCTCATTGTTCTTTCCATCCTTCCCAGGGCCGTAGCCCATTTTTACTTCAGACAAGTGAATGTTCTTAGTAGCATCTTCCATAGTCATATCGAAGATAGGATACCCAGTGTTGTCACGCTTCTTAACAGTACCATAAGGGTAGTCAGGTTGAGACACAACAATACCGCAAGCAATACCATCACGTACCTTCAGAGTGTCTTTACCCATCAATGAGTCAGACATCCATTGAATAGGATCACCAAGGTGCAATGCTTGTTGAATCTGGAACAGAGGCCAACCAGGACGAGTAGTGAACTCTAGAGGCCAAGGATTACCTTTGGAGTCAACGATGCAGTTCACATCAATGTATCCAGAGTAACCAATGCCATGTAAGAAACCTTCAAGAGGTTTAAGAACTTTGTCAGCTAACAAAGACTTCTCTGTGTAGCGCATGACAGTACCCTGCTCACCAGTAGCAGGACCGTAGTCACCAGACATCAGCTTCTTGAACTCCCAGTTCTCTAAGAAGTATTTAGAGAACCCACCAAGTCCAAACCAACCACCAACAGCCATCTCAGAACCAGCGTGGAACTCTTGAAGAATAAACTCACCACCATAGGCGTTACTCTTCTTCCACTTGTTCAACATGAACACCATGTCTCGCCAGTCTTTAGAGCAGTAGCTCATGTCCTTAGCACCATCACCGATAGGCTTAGACACATAACGCTTGTCACTGTTCTTAAGAACAAATGCGATAGCCTCATCGTACTTAGCAAACTTGGTAGTAGGAATGATTGGAATACCAGCACGCTCAAAGATAGCAGCACCGTATTCACGATCCTGTTCCCAACGTGCACCCTCTACGTTACAGCCATAGATGGGATAACCTTTACGACGATAGCTCTCAAGCTTCTGAATAAAGCGACTGTTATCAGTAACAAAGATTAAGTCAGCCCAATCCATGCTTGATTCCCAGTCAGCAACTTTCTTAAAGCAATCCATACCATCGCCGTTCTCACAGCAAGTACCATCGAAGTTGTTACGCATGTACACACGTACTTCATGTCCGTGGTTAGCAGACTTGATAGCCAAGTCCATTGAGAAACCACAGTCGAACTGATCAATAATTAAAAGTTTCATTCCCAACCCTTTTCTTTAGCCTTCTCATGGTACTCACGAGCCTTCTGTTTGAGTGCTTTCTCACGTTCAGCTCTAGCAGCTTTCTTCTGTTCTTTGGTAGCACCATAAACAGGGAAGCCAGCAGTACCAAGAGCAGCACGTTTAAGACCTTCACCAGGAGGAGCATCTCTAGAAGCAGCAACTTGGAATGGAACTACAGTACCAGCCACAGCCTTAAGTCTACCAGTTGCACTAGGATCAACCAACTTCTGAGCTTGAGGAGAGGCGTACTCTGTACCAGCAATACCAATAATGACAGCTTTAGGAATGAACCCAAGCTTGTTAGCCAGTGTTTTATCTGGATCAGCAATCCAGTGGTAAGGTTCCATAGCGTGTTTCATAGCCTGCATAGACGTACCATCAGGCCATTCAATACGTGTTGGGTCTTTGTTGTCCCAGATAGGACGGTTAGCTGTCATCATGTTGATAGCGTTAATTAACGTCAGGTAAGTCAAAGCAGTTTTGAACTGATACAACCTAGCATAGTCAGCCTTGGTTGTAGGAACCATCATGCCTTTAACACCTTCAACAGGATGCCACTTAGCAGGGTTTAACCCTGAAGGTAATGCAGAACTAAATGCACGCAGAGTAGAAATGGTCCAGTCAGGAGCAAACAAAGCAATCTGCAAACCTCTACGACCAGCAGGACTGTAAGCAGCCATAGCAATGCGTTTACCCATCTCGGTACGAGCACTAGTAGCTGCATCAAACCAATTCAATCCACCAAATGAATCGTTAACAAAACGACTGATCTCTACACGAGCAGCCTTCTCATCAAATGGTTTGCCTTCTTTAGCAGCAGCAATACGAGCCTTGTCTAGGTAAGCATCAGCCACCATGATCTTGCCACCAGTGTGCAAGTAATCCCATGTGTACTTGTCAAACAAACCTAATGTGTATTTCTCAACTGTAGACAAAGACTTCTCAAGCACTCTAGTCTTAGGACCAAACTTACCGATCATCTCGTCTGCAAACTTACCTGTAGCTGACAGAATGTTCTTAGAAACATCTTCAGGAGCTTCTAGTTGTAAGCCACCTTCTTTGATCCAACGATCTACGTTGTCACCAACGCCACCCTTTTGGAACTGATCAACAGCCTTACTGATAGCTGACAACTGGAGTTCTTTACCAGTAAGAGCTTTGACACCCTTCTCAACCAGAGGCAACACAATGGCTTCTTTAACTGGTGTCCAGATTGGTATCTGAGCACTAGACATAACTTCCATCAGAGACTTAGCATGGAAGAAAGAACCAATAACGTTGATGCGTTTAGTTACCTGAGAAATGTTACCTAGAGCTTCAACTAATTTACCTGGGCCCGAATCAAACACAAACTTCAAGGCAGGCATCAAGTCAGGATGGATAGCGTAGCCAGCCAACTCTGAAGTGTTCATAACCTCCCAACCATGTGGCAGAGGATCAGACTCAGTGATAGGCCGGATTAGAGATTCACCATTAGCATTACGTACCTGCTTAAGGTTAGTAACAAGGTTCTTATTCTCAATGGCTTTCTCAACTGAGTGAGCATAGTCAGCATAGATTTCAGCAAGGTTATCTGTCTTTAACTTGAAGCGATAGTCTTTGCCGTTAGCTGCCAACCAACCATTGATACCATCAAGATGGTTCAACAAGTCTTCACGAGTCTTAAGACGACGAGGCTCACCGTACTTGGTAGTAGTCTTAACACCACCCATAGCAGAAGGTTCACCACGACCAAAGATGTCTTGCAAGAACTCTTCAAGAGCGCCTTTAGGTGCGTTACCTTCAGACACAACGTTACGAGCTACGTAGTCTTCATGCCATCCGTTGATGACACCTGCATCCAAAGCACGCTTACCAAGAGCGTCCATAAAGGAACGGAACTTGTCAGCAATGGTCTTCTCTGCACCTGTAAGTGTTTCACCCTTGTCGATCTTGTAAGTCAACTGTTCAAGGTTAACTTTACCTTCTTTAGCAAGTTCTAAGACATCTGCTTTGTTGTTACTAATAACACGTTCAGCAGCAAGCTTGTTGTTAAGGTTAGTGCCTACAAACTTTTCAGTTTCTTTGATAGGTTCTAACCAGGTTTTCTTGTATTCTTTGTAGCCTTCGTAGAATTCAATAGCAGCTTTCTCACCAGACTTCTCATAGATTTCTGTAGCTACTTTAAGCATCTCTTCATCTGACCCAATGTTACGAGGGTCAGTTGTAGTAGGTTCTTTAGCTACTTTAGGTATTGTGTCTGTAGACAGCTTTGCTTCCCTAGCAGCACGCACAGCACGAGCTTCATCAGATATGGCTACTCCACTATCTACAGCAGGAAGTTTTCCACCAGCAGCCTCATGTGCATCGTATAAAGCAGTAGCAACACCTTTACGTCTATCTTGTTCTCGAACAGAAATATCTATAGGACCACCATCAGGCATGTATGTTAGTCTGCCTATTTCTTCTCCAGCTTTATTTTTTGCTATTAAAGAAATTGGTTCTCCATATTGCATCCTCACTATATTTGAAAAAGCATTTGGAGAAGATTCTGTTTCTATAGATACTTTGCTGCCATCTTTAAGGACAGCAGGCTCTGCTTTTTTAGGTTTGTTCCACTCTACAGCAGGCTCTTCGTATGTGCGTGTACCACGCTTGTCTGCTATAGCTTCAAGCCTGTCGGCTTCTGCCTTACGTGCTTCTGGTGAAGTCTCTTTAGACAGAGGATGCTCTACGATCTCAAACTTATCTTTAGGGATAACAATTGGATCAGTAGTATTGAATGCCCACTCTTCTCCACTCTCACGACTAATGCCTTCAGGCAATGCGTCAGAATGAATCTTAATAGTCTTAGCATTAGCAAAGTCAAATGCACCTGGCCCACCACCTTTAATGCGAGCAGCATAGTCAGTAGCAACGTCTTGGTTGTGAGTCAAAGATACCGATGAAGTCTTACCTTCAAAGTTCTGCGCAGGACGTAAGACTAAGTTACCTTGAGCATCAAACTCTGGTTCAGCTTTAGTACCGTGATACAGGAACTTAGGAGGTGTTGTGTCATCAAGAGTAACTGGTCTAGTGTTACTAGGAACACCAGCAGGGTTAGTCTCAGATACCTCAAAGTCTTTAACACCTGCTTTACGCATGTCACCACTATGCAAACCTTCACGTTCACCAGGAGGGTTTTCTAATACATGATCTTCAGGGATTTGACCTGCACGTTTAGCTTGATCTACAGCAGCTTGACGTTCATGGAAGTTACCTTGTGCATCTACAAAGCCTTCTTCATGCGTGTCTTTAGTTGCATCTTTACGAGCTTGGTCATGCTTAGGACCCATACGTTCTAGTTCACCAGTCTCTTTATTACGGAGAGCAGTTTCAACTAGAGGAGCTTTAGCAGCAGATTCAGCCTTAATCTTTTCTATTAGAGCAGCACGTTCTTCAGGTGTAGTGGGTTCTACTGTAGGCTTAGCTACAGGCTCAACAGGTTTCTTAACACCAGGAATCTTCTCACCAGTCTTAGTGAGTCCACCTGGCATAGCAGCACCACCTGCAAACTCAAGAGCTGTCTTTTTCCAGTCTTGTTCTTCACCCATAGCTGCACGGGTACCAACACCCACACCAGCTTGGATACCACCACCCATAGCACGCTGACCTAAGCTCTTAGCAGCAGTAGACATAAATGGTCCACCACTAGCAAGTTGTCCTGCTAAGGCAGCGTACTCATGTTCTCTACGTCCTGCTTCACGGGTAGCATGGTCAGCACCAACCATAGTCATAAACTTCTTGATGAGAGGATCACTGCCTTCTAAAGCATCTAATCCTTTTTCACCAATGTAGTTGACACCAAAGCCAACAGCTCCACCAGCTACAAGACCAGCTAAGGGAGCAGCAGGTCCTAACACAGGAGCAGCAGCAACTGTAGCCGCTTCACCAGCACCAATACCTGCCATAGTTGCAGGTACGTTTAATCCAGCTTCACGAGCAAAGGTTCCAATAGCAGAAGTTTTTGGACGTTCTGTAGAGACAGGCTCAGTACGTTTGTTACTAGTAACAGGTTTTGTTTTAGCAACAGGCTCTTGTAAGAAAGCGTCTGGGTCAAACCCTTTAGAAGGAGCAGCAGATTTTTTAGATGGTTCTTTTAAGAAGGCATCTGGATCAAACTCTGCCATACATTACTCCTTCTTTTGTTGGTCAAGCTCTTCGTATTGTGCCTTAGTCATTCCTCTTGGACTAGGAGTGTAGACCCAGTTACCACGGGGACCTTTAGCACGAACGTACTTAGTGTTGTCAGTCTTAGGTTCTTCTTTACTGCCAGCACTACCACTGCCAGAACGAATCTTGTTTAAGATGCCAGCAGCACGAGGATCAGTAGAATTTTCTTTAGCCCACTTGACAGCTTGTTGTTGCTCAGTATTTAAAGCAGACTCATTGATGCCACTGAAATCAAGTTTAGTGCTTTCGCCTTTATTTTGTTTTGCATCTGCACCTTTGTCTTCAGTTTGTTTGTCATCCTTTTTAGGATACATCTGAAGTTGTGTCTTGAGGTTATCAATGATGCTCTTCTTACCTGGAAACTCTGGAGCACTAGCAGCAAGGTCTAATTCTTTTTGAGTTCGATCACGCAAGAAATTATTGCGGTCAGCAACAGCTTTTTCATAGGCAACAGTTTCATCGTGATCAAAGAAAATAGTCTTGTCTAAGTTAGCCTGAGCCTTCTCAACCTTAGCATCAAGAGCTTCAAGAGTCTTCTTACCAGAACGTTCAATGCTGTCTTGTGCCTTAACGTACAAGTTCCAGTCACGCATATCACGAGCATCACCACCAGCAAGCTTACGCTCCAGAGCAGCATTAGCACGAATCATTGCAATACGTTCATTAGAAGCAAGACGTTCGGCTTGACGTTGAGAGTCCAACTCTTTAAGGTGAGTAGCCAACTGACCTTTAGCATTGAGCATAAGGTTCTTAGCAGCTTCTTTCTTTTCAGTGCCAGACATTTTGTTCCAGCTCTCTGCACCAACAGAGTCAACCAAAGTTTTTAATACTGGAGCAGGAAGACGTTTAGCGTACTCTTCAACCTTGTCATCAGGCACAGCAGAGATAACACCATAGGCATTACCAATCTGTTGTGCTTTCTGATCAAGTTGTTTCTGTTCGTTAGCTAACTTCTTAGCATCGTATGTTTCAGCACTAGCTAAAGTCTTAGCACCGTTCTCAACATCATTGGCTGCTATCTGTGTAGCACCAGTCATCTGAAGAACTTTACCAAAGTCACCAGCGGCTACAGCTTCTTTGAAGTCTGGAGTCTGTTGTAAAGCTTGGAGCTTAGCTTTAGAGTCTTCAGAAGATTTAAAGTTAGTCTCAGCAATCAATGCAGACAACTTAGCCTTTTGACCTTCAGCAATAGCCTGTTCAGCTTTAGCTTTACCAACATCAGCAGCCATAGGTGCAGCACCCATGTTCTGCATCATAGTCATAGCAGCATTGCTGCCTGCTGCTGCATCACTTAACAAATAAGCCATAGTTGTCTTTCTTAATCGCTGAAAGAATAATCTGCTGGATTATCACCAAACACACCTGTTTGATTAGGTACGTTAGACAGACTAAAGTTATCTCCCGCATACATACCACCAGGAGAACCTGTGTATGTATTACTGCTACCACTACCGCCGTATAGATTAGCCAAATTACTAGCACCAACTAAACCAGCAGCACCAGTAAGTACTCCACCAATACCTTGCATAGTGGCTTGTTGTTGTGCGGTAGCTGTACCGCTTGCTAACTGAGCAGCAGTAGCGGGAGATGAGCTAGCACCAGAAGCAGTAGCAAGACGATTCAAATAGTCAGTCATAAAGCCGTAGTAACCAGTCTGACCTTGCTTCTGAAGAGCAATCAACTCATTACCAGAAACCATTTGACCTGACTTAGCAGCACTACGTTTAGTAGCTTCCATAGCAGGATCAAGTACACCAGTTTGAAACTGAGAGTACCCAGGCATCTGTGTAATGTCTGTTTTGTTACCACCAGTTAAATAGCCAGCATATAAGTCAGCCATTTGAGAACGATAAGCACTAAATGGATCAGCAACTTTTAAAGCACCAGCAGGTGTAGCAATGTCTGTAGTACCACCTGTAGTACCGCCACCTGGTAAGGGAGTAGTTGTACCTGGAGGAGAAGTAGTAACAGTTCCACCGCCAGTATTAACAGTAGTGCTACCACCAAGACCTAACGCTTTAGTAACTCCACCACCAGTTAAAGCATTAATACCAGTAGCAATAGCCATAGCAGAGCCAACGTTACCTAAAGTAATGTTGTCAAAGATGCTACTGCTTGCAGCATCTGTTGCTCCACTAGCAATACCTGTTGTAGAACCAGCTACAGTGCCAAGATCAGTAGCAGTAGGAGCTGTGTAGCCTGTATAACCAGCAGGAAGATCACCAGTAAAAGCAGTGTTGGTTTGTAAAGCACTTGCAGCATCTGTTTGTGCTGCTCCAGTAAAGTCACCTGGAACAGTAGTTCCTTCACCATTAAACCAAGCACCCAGTTCATCTGAGTACTCAAAGCCACCAGCAGCAAGTGCAGCAGCACCTACCCAACCACCTGGAACAGTGTCACGGACTGTCTGGTCAAGACTAACACCAATGTCTTTAACAGTGTCAATGGCACTTTGTCCAACGTCCATTACGTCGCTATATAAACCACCTGTGGCTTTATCTGCTGAATCGCTCATAGCGCATCCTTACAATTCTTTTGTGAACAGTTTTTCGTACATCCTATAGCCTAGATATTCAAACAAACTTGAGTTGTCTGAATAGACTTTAGTTCCCATTACGATACGATCTACCTTAAGTTTTCTAAGTTCGTCTTCAACAAACTTAAACATCTTGATACCTGTACGACCTTTTCTGTATTCCTTACGCAAGTAATACAGGTCTTCACTAGCTACCAAACACGTCTTGTAATGCAAGCCCGTGCCAACAATCATTACGGTGTAACCGATCAAGACTCTATCGTCTCTTACAGTGTACAGTTTGAGTATGCCAAGCCTACTCATGTTTTCATATTTAGTCCAATCAGGAGCAAGAGGAAAGTTTTTACTGACTGTAAGTTCTTCGTAATGTTCTGGTAGAAGTACTTTTACTTCTTCAACAACGTCTGAGAACTTTTCCTCTTGGTAAGTGATCATGGGCTTCCTTTGAAACACGATTTAACTTAGTGGCATTATCTCCTATAACGACCACCACCGACTTGCTGTTCTTGATCCATTTCGCCTATGCGGAAGTCTATCTCCGCACCATCCAGACGAAGTGCACAGTTACTAGTAACAAGGAACTCCCAAGCTCTACGACGATCAGCTCCACTCAAATAGATGACTGACCGACTAGCATTGAGGTCAATTGACCTGTAACTTGACCATGTATTGTAGTCGTCCCCAGAGTGACGTACCTGCATTGTTCCTGGTGTTTTATCACCAATAATCTCTAGACGACCATAGAACTTACGCTTAGTAGTTCCGTTGTCAACGATGTCTGTAACAGTACGACAGTAAATAGGTTGACCATTATCTTGGTATGTGTTTACGTCTATCTTGTACAGCTGTCCTGTGTCATCATCTAAAGCATAAGGAATGCTGTTAAGCACTGCATAGAACGTAGGACGAAAATAAGATTCGTAGTACGTACCTGGGTTAGGTTGATCACTAGAAGCAATAGCCCACTGTGTCCAGGGGTACCACATCTTCTCGTTTAAATCATAAACAAGAGTTTGATTAGTATCATGTAAAGTCAAGATATACAACGTATGACCACTAACAGTATGGCAGTAAGCAGATACGTTAGACAGGTTAGACTTCTCAAGGTGCTTGTCAATGTTGTGTGTAGACACACGGACAGCAGACACACCATCCATTACATACACAGAACGACCATAGGTCTTACTAGTACCAATCCAAATAACAGTGTTGTTAGTTGAGACAATACTGTCTCCACTAGCACAACCAATCTCTGTAGTGTACGACTGAGACACAGCTAAAGGAGAACCTGTAGCGTTAGCAGCATCGTAATAGAACACTGTATTGCTTTGTCCAAAAGCAACAACATAGTTCAAGTGAGAACAGATACCAACTAACAAATCAGTACCTTGTTCAAAGCTAATGTAGTTCAAAGCATCCCATGTAGTTGGGTCACCTACATCACAGTTGTAGATACGATTGTTAGTTGTTCCTAAGAACACGTAGTTGTCTAAGAACGCACATCCAGCTACATACGGAGCACTAGGTAAACCTGTTACAGATACAGGTGAGTAGCTAGAGTCTAGTAAGTACGCAGCAGCTACGTTATGAAAAAACAGATTTGCGTCTAAGAATGTTTTAACAAAGTAGCATTGATTAGAAGATGCTGTTACTGAACCTACATTAGTTGTAGCGTATGTAGTCCCATCAACCTTGTAGATGACGTTATCAATAACAGCAACAAGGTTGCCTTTAAAAGCAGCAAGTCCTTGTGCTTCAGAGATAGCTGGAGGAGTGTTACTGACTAATTGTGCTACTACAGACAATCCAGGACGCTTAACAAACTCACGCTTCTGATCTCGTGTTTCAAAGAAACAATTAGATGAGTAGGAATCCTTAGCAAAGGTTCCATCACGAGATTCAATCGGTTGTGTAAGTGGGATACGTTCCGTAGCCATGATTAACGTCCGTAAGAGTTGTTGCTCATAGAACGAAAGTCAGGCTGGAAGAATGTACTAGAAGCCTCAACATCCCAATCAGACAATTGTTCTTTGTAAGAAGCAGCTCGTTGTGCGATCTCTTGTCTAGTGTTCATAGGCACACCATACTCAAGAGATAGTTGGTCAGCAAGATTCCACATCAAGCAGTTCATCCACTCGTTAGGGAAGTCTGGTACATCTGTAGAAGCAGTGATGTCATTCAAAGGCATCTGAGCTACAAGGTGTAATTCAATGTTGCTTTGAGCATTAGCATCAGGAGTTAAGTACACGTACAACAAACCGCTAAGTTTTTTAGGATCAAAGAAGATTGTGTTAGCTGTACCTGTAGAGAACTTAGAACCCAGTACGTTGTACTCTTGTTTAGATACAACCATTACAGGTGTATCAATGTAAGGAGTAATTTGAACGTTACGATAAAACCCTTGAATAACTTTTAAAGGTTTATCTGTAATAGGGGTGTTAAGGTCTAACGAGTCATACATGACATCAGAACTAGAACCACCTAACGTGTACATAGTCTTGTTAGCTGTAAGAGGTACAACTAGTTCAGACACTTTCCACAACTTAAGACCTTCAGTACTAAACTGTTTGATCATTAAGTTGAGAGACATGTTAGCGTTAGCCAACGTATCTGAGTCAGGTGTTTGTCCAATCTCAAGCACACCAAGCTTACGCAAAGCTAGTGAGATAACTTGATCCCTGGTGATGCTGTAGTTAGAAGACATGACTTAGCCTTATTGAGTAGGTTGTTCAGGCCATTGTACTTCCCAAGGGAAGCCTTGTTGTGTAGTAACGTCACGCAATGCTTGACGATACGTAGCCCAATCTGCTGCTAAAGCAGTACTAGTTTCAGCAGCTTTAATAACTTTCCAGTCTGTTTCTAGTAACAAATCGTCACGTTGTTTACGTACAGACTTAGCTTGCTCAGCATCTTTAGCTGCTTTAGCTTCGTCATCAATGTCAGTTACGGAATACTTAGTAAACCATTGACCATCAATCTCTTGTACCCCATCACGGAAAGAAACTTGATAGCGAGTAGGTTGAGCTTGAGGACCTTCTAAAACAATGTCTCCACCTAAGCTAGTTACTTCTTGTGAGGTAAGTGTTAAAGGCAAAGAAGCATCTGGAAACATAGAGCGAAACTCACTCTCAGTAACCACTGTGCCTGTTTGTTTAATTCTGATTTCCATGTTGTTTCCTTATGCAATTGCAAGGTAAATGTAACTACCACCACTAGCGTTTATGTCTGCTGCAGTAGTAACAATTTGAAATCCACCTGATGTAGTGTAGATGTAGTTAGCATTAACTTCTGCTGCTGTTGAGTCTAACAACAAGTATGGATCAGTGCCAGCCACCATACCTCTAGCTGTGTCCCACACATACCAGTCACCAGTAGAGTCTGTACGTTTGATCATTACAAACCTAGCGCCACCTGTAAAACCACAAGAGATTGTCTGTGTTGATCCTGTACCTGTGTAGCTACCTACTTTGGAAACACCAGCGCAGGTTGCGAATAGGTAGGCTACATAGGTATAACCTGTGTAATTTTCATCAAAGTCACCGCCAAGTGTGAAGACGGTAGATGTAGGGGTTGTACCGTTCCACCGTGCATAACTAGCGGATGCAGCGGCGGTTGATTCAAGTTTTAAACCGCTAGATGCGCCTAAAGTTTGTGAGTAGACAAACCAACCACGAGCAATTGACCTACCTTTAACAATTATTAACTCAGGCACAGCACCTAAATTATGATTTACGTTTCTACCCACTACCGCATCACCTGTATAGCAAACCTCATCAAAGAATGATGGGGCGCGTCTAAACATCCAGCCAATCCAACTTGTATAGTTGTAAGCGTTAGTTGTGTAAACACCAGTGTTGTTATCTAGCTTATCCGAGTAAGCAACTGTTGATTCTGTTGCTGTACTGTTTGTTGAGAGATAGTTGATGCTTCCTCTCAAGCGATCGCTGGTATAGAAAGAACCACCCGCACCTTTGTCGTTTCGGATATACATATCGACAGGGAAACCAGCCTCCCATGCTTTGCCATTGGCTGACGCATTTAATCCCAACGATGGTGTAAGAACCTTAGTCGCATCAGTAGGCACTTTCATCGGGCCACGGCGAATGGCTATGTAGATGTAGGTTCCACCAGAAGCGTTTAAACCGCCATTGGTATTACCTAGACCAAAACCATTTGCTGTAGCAAATACGTTATCGTTTGATGTGTATTCAGCCATTGAGTCATTAGCCAATAACGCAGCACCCGTGGTTGTGCCGCTGTTTGCCATGTTCCTCATGTTGTCTGAGATGTACCAATAATCTGCACCATTGGTCTTTTTAATCATTACCCATTGAGGTTCGTATCCAAGACTGACAGTAAGGCCTGCCGTGCCTGTACCCGTATAAGACCCACAGCTAATCACATTGTCTGTGCCAGTTAAGCCAAAGCCTCCTGCGTCATGGGCAAAGATGTAGGCAACGTAATCGCTTCCAGACGCATTTACACCTAAATCAGTACCAACAGTGAAATATGTACTTGTTGGCGCTGTGTTGTTCCAAACTGTGTCGTTTGTAGTTGCTGACGTAGTAAAGTAGGTCACGGACTGCTCTGGTGTATATCCAGACTTAGCGGCAGCACGATGATAAATATTCCAGTTGCGAGTGTTAGTTAAGTTTTTAACAATAATGCAACCTGGAACAGAACCAAGACTGTGTGCAATTTGACGTCCTGCTGTAGCATCCCCACTCCATGTCACAACATCAAAGAACTTAGGCTGCTTGCGGAATGTCCAAAAAACGTTGGTATCGCCCGAGTTGCTGTACGCGGTACCAAAGCTGAATCCGTTAGTGTTGAACGCTGTAATGCATGACGTTGATGTGGTTCCAGTTCCGGTACTGTCGGTGTTGAGTTGCGTATTTAGTCCACGAACCGTATCGGTAAGACTGTTGCTTTGTGTTCCGGGGCCTCGCAGCTTTTCCCAGATCAAACCGCCTTTGGTTGACAGATCTATACCGTTGACGACTGTTTGAGCGGATCCGGTACCAGAAGTTAGATAAGTCGAGAACACATCCTCGATGTAGGTGGCCGCAGCGGAGCCACCAGCAGCGGCCATGATGATGTCGTGGGCGCTCATTACTTCACATCCTTACCTAGAACTAAACCTGTCCAAGTGGTACCACCATCGTGAGTAAAGAAACCTAATACATCACGACCAGAGCTAGTAAGTGTTGGAGCTGTACCACCAGCCCACTTAACACCAGACCACCAGTTAACAGTAGAGCTACCACCGTTAGTAAGATCAAGAATAAAACTACAAGCAGTACCTGTTGAGGGAGTATTGCTAATAGTAAATGTTGTTGTAGTGCTAATGGTCTTGCTAAAGTAGTTACCAGTAGCTACATCAATAGCACTAGCAGATACAGCAACCTTAGTTTCGTATGCAGCAACAGCAGTAATAGTCTTGTTAGTCAGTGTCTGAGAGTCAGTTGTACCAACAATAGTTCCAGAAGGACCTGCCATTGTTGCAGCAGTACCTAACCCAAGGTTAGTACGAGCTGTAGTAGCACTAGCAAGATCAGACAAGTTGTTGGCTACTTGAGCCATAGCAGCCATTGTCAATGCTGTAGGACGTAGTTCAACACGATCACCAGACAACCAAGAAGTTGCTGAAGTGTTGTCTTGACCACGAACAATAGTGAAGGTGTCTGTACTACGAGCAGTTACTTTAACAATCTCTGTTGTACCACTTACGTTAGACAGTGTTACATAAAAGATGTCTGAACCACTAAGAGTAGGAAACAATGCTCCTTGTCCACTAGATACAGTTAAGCTAGTAACGGAGCTATTGATTCCAGACGCTAATGTTGCGGTAGCGTTATTTGTAAACTTGATCGACATACAGCGACCCTCCTAAGATTAACCGACAGTGATGGTCCAGTTGATTGTCAAGGTATCAGCAGAGCCTTTGTTAATGGCGCTAAACACTACGTGTGACAGCATCGTACCACCAGAGGTAGAGTTGTTAAAGATGCCTGCTTCAGTGATAGCACCAGTACCTGTACCAGCAGCGTAAGTGTTAGACAAGCTAACCACGTTTGTAGATACGCTGGAGGTAGTAAATGCAGCACGAGTAAGTTCTGTTTGCAGAGTTGTGTCGCTAGTGCTTGCAGCAGTTGTACCTGTACCAATAGCGATAGCAGTGAATGGGCTAGTACTAGAACTAATCACAGCACTTGCCAAAAAGTTTTTACCTACTTGAACAATCAAGTTTTTCTTTTGAAGAACAACTTCGTTGTTAAGCAAGATTTCAACTTCGCCTACGAGGTTAATCAAGTCATTCATTTTTAATCCAATCTGTATGTGTTGAGGGCAGCGCCGTTAAAGGCTAGTGGTGAGACAATGGTTGTAGAAACTGACTCTGTGATAGCAAGAGTTTCTGAGATGCCTTTACCAGCTTTCCTAGTAACAGTCTCAGCAAGAGACAGGCTTTCAACAGTGCGCTCTACTTCGATGAATTGTAAGCTCTCTGCAATAGAAATGGTATCACTAAAACGCTTAGTAATAACCTTAGCTACTGTTTCTGTTGGGGTGACTGTATCAGATAAGTTTCTGCCTAAGATGACTCTAACAGTCTCATTAAGAGAAACAGTCTCTTCTGTTCCACCTGGAGTAGTGTCTGAATAGTTAAGCCTGTATTGGTTTAAGGCTGCGCCGTTAAGAACACTAGTTGTTACGGGAATAGAATTTTTAATGTTCTTAGTAACAGAGAACTTAATCTTGTCGCTAAGGTCTATCTGTTCAGCAGGGTACTGCGTATAGTTGATAGGAATAAATACGTCAGCTTGTTCTGGACGTGTAAAAGGTGGAGCTTGTTTGTCAGCTACACCATGTACAAAGTCTTGAGGTTGTCTGGGTTCCCAGTCACCTCTACAGACCATAAGTCCGTCCCAACGCAGTTGAAGCTCATGGTCTTTGAACTGACGACCACAAGCATCACAGATGACGTTCCATCCACCATTGTCCCAACGAGCTACTGAGGACATGTTACTTGTCCTGCTTGTTGTCTAACTTATCAAAGATTTGTCGGAGCATATCTTTCAATTCCTTGATGTCGTTACGATAGTCTTCTTTGTGAACGTATTCACTAGCCACCTTATCTTTCAAAGCAGTTAGAGAGTCTTCAGACCTTTGAAGTCTCTGCATGATTTGATAAAAGACAAACATGGCTAGAAACCCCGCTATAGAGACAACAAAGTTGAACAGTTGTTGGTTATCCATAGCGGAGACTCTTACAGGTCAGGACCTTGTTTAACGCACTCTAAGATAATAGAGAACACCTGCGTACCAGATGTATACCCTGTAGTCTTAATAAGAACGTCACCAGTTTTACCTGCACCAGCGTTGTTGACCAAGCCACCAAAGTTCCAGAACGACATGCGTCCTCGACCAGCAAGAGGCAAGATGATGACATCACTAGTAGCGTCCCACCATAGCTGTACCTCAAGTTGATCGCTAACCGAATAGTCGATATGGTCAATACGTACTTGCGTAGGTGTTGGACCTTTACCGCCTTGGTTGCTAGAGGCCATGCTAATAAAAGTGTTTAAGCTGTAATCGGAAGTGTCAAGCACTCCCGCAGCCTTCACAATAATATTGCGAGGCCCTTCTTCAAGGGTTTGAAATGTTACGGAGTTAGTCATGTGACTCTCCTAATTAACGTGAGGTTTCTTGAGCAGCCAACACGTAGTCAACAGACAAAGTATCAGTAGCAGTGGGAACCACGTTAAAGGCTACGTTCAACAAAGCATTAGTCAAGGTGGTAGCAGAAGCACCAACTGTACAGTTAGCTACACGAGCTACTACTGCATCAGCAGAGTACACCAAGAGGTCAGCACCATCAAAGTAAAAACCAACGTCAACGTATGTGTTATCAGCACAAGTAGTAACGCCAGTAACCAAAGTGGTAGAGGTGCTGTTAACTACAGATACCAAGTTCAAACTAGTGCTAGATGCAGGCTTAGTGAACCACAAACCATCAGTAGCAGAGCCAGTTGCACCAGAACCTTTTTGCAGACCAAAAGTAAATGCTTTAGTAGAGCTAACAGCAGACATCTTGATACGGCAAACATACCAAAAGTCTTGACCAGCAACAAACTGGAAACCAGAATGAGACATAGCCACAGTGGTTGTGGTTGTAGAAGCACCTGGGGTAATAAGAGCAACACCACCCAAGCCATCAGTTGTAGCAAAGGTAGAAGACGAACCAGTGATAGTCCAGTCTAAAGTTGTTGAACCAATGTTGAAGAAGTCGTTAGAGTACGACACAACATCCAGACCTGCATTACCACTAGTGTGGAAAGGATCGTGGTGTGGGTATTGACCCAGAGGTTGAGAAGCGGGGACAGTGGCAACACCACTGAGGAATCGGGTAGGAGCTGACATGATAGGTTCCTTTGACGTTGTTAAAAACAACGCTCCGTAGAGCGTCATCGGACTTGCGGTTAGATTCTAACCCAATTATTTTTTGTGTGGTTGTGGTTTTGGAGTAGGGCGTTTGCCCTTTTCCTTTTGACGTTCGAAGCTCATTCTAATCTCCAGATAGAAAGAACCCCCTCCGATTAAAGAGGGGGTTTGTTACTAGTAACGATTAAGGACCGTTAGAACCGTACACAGCACGGGGATCAGACCAACCGAAGCTATAACGCTCGTAGCCTTTGGCTTTAGCGTTCATAGTATCAAAGTCATTGTCTTGATCAAACGTGACAGCGTGACGCTCATAGTACTTCATACCAGTACCACCTGGGAGGGTGTTACGGATAAACCAAGCGTGTGGGCTTGTGAAGTAGTGGTTCACTTTAAAGCCACCAGGGATGTACTTGCCAGACGAAATCACGTTGATGTCGTTGTTGGCATTACCTGTCTGGTAGTTAGAGTGCAGAATGCGTTGAGCATTAAACACTTCTTGACGAGCAATGTGCAAGCTCTTTGGTTGGATAGCAATCAACAAACCACGGTCGTTTTGCAGACCCATGATTGCGACCACTGCATCTTCCAAAGAAGCTTCCGACAAGTCAACGTCAACGGTAGGCTTATTAGACCAAGTACCGCCAGCAGTGTTAGGGTGAGCTGTAGAACACAACTCAACACCGTCACCACCTTTATATGTGCTGTTGAAAGCACGGTTGTAAACGTTAGCAGCAATGTTTTCTTTCGTTTGACGGAAAGACATAGCCAATGCAGCAGCACGTTTCTTAGACACTGTTTCGTACAGGTTGTCATCCATTTCTTCTTTAGTCACGATGTAACCCATGCTGTAAGCAACGTGGGTGTAACGTGTAACGAAGCCTTGGATTTCAGAGTCGTACTGAGTGCCCACGCCTTGATCTTTAACAGGCACCAAACCGAAGCCAGACAATTGAACGTCTTCTTCATAGTTTTGGGTAGAAGTGTCTTTATCGAACAAGTCGATGTACTCTTCTGGATGCTCTGCATAAGTTTGACCCCACCAAGCTTTGATGCCAGGCCACAGAGCCTTGGGATGGGAACCAGTAGTAATAACGCCAGCCATAATATTTCTCCTTTAATAGGCTATAGATTAAGCAGTGCCTTGGGCTTGCTTGTACTGAGACTTGTTGAAAATCAACTGTACTTTAGCGTAAGCGCCAGCGGCGTTATCAGCACGTTGAGCCAAACCAATGATCGTAAAAGGCAGACCCAAAGAGCCAGAGCTACCTTGAGCAACGATAGTCGAAGCTTTAACGGTAGTGCTAGATTGGGGTGACGATTGCGACAAAGTAGATGTTTGGTCAGCAGTCCAGTTGGCACCTGCATTCTTCCACACATCAGCCAAAGCGTAGCTATCAGCTTCAGCTTCGTAGATGATGCTTGGATCGGTAGTCACATAGACGTAGCGAGTGCCAGAACTCTTAGAGAGATACAGCTTCGACAAATCAATGTTAGTACCTTGCAGGCTTACACCTGGATCGGCAGGACGGATACCGACAATAACGCCCAAAGGCAAATCAGTGTCAGCAGTCACTTTGGTGACATAAGCAACGCCGTTTGCATCGGAACCAGCAGTGAACTTCACCACATCGCCAATGGCGTATGTGTTAGAAGAATCACTAGCGATTGCGAACAATTGACCTTGCTCGTTAAAGGCTGCACCAGTAGTTGTACCTACTGGAGACAGACCGCGAGGGCGAGATACGTTAGCCATTTAAGACTCCTTGTACGTTAAGAAATTTTAATACCACCTGTAGGTTCATAGAACGACGGATTCTCACCCGTGATCTTTCCCTTACGGATAGCATTATCAATGCGATTGTTTTTAGCCTGAAGCTCAGCTTGATCTTCCTCATACCATTCTTGCCGAATCTTCATTAAGTATCCGTATTGCTCCGAGCCAGTAGCACGAGGGTTTACGAGGTACCGAATTCTTTCTCCGAGGTCACCATTACGGGACACTACGTTTTCACTCACGCCACCAACTTCAGCAGGTCGGACAAACTCGTAGCCACTATCCATAGCTTCTTGAATGCGACTTCCAGTGTCTGTGAAGACATGGAGGTGATAACCTGGTATCTGTTGACGGACACTTAACTTGGCTTCCGTACCATTAAAGGTATTACGGCGTTTTCGAGTTGTACCATCTGCTGCTGGTGTAGAAGCCGCTACTGTTACAGCATTGCGTTCTTCTGCTTTAGCAATAAGACGATCACGTTTTTCAAACTCATTTAGTGCGCGGGGCATAATAATTTCCTTTCAGTTTACTTACAAATCAAGACCAGTCATACGATTGAACGTATTCTTCTCTAGTCATCAGCTTCTGTTTAACGAACTTGTCGCAAGCTGCTTTAGCGTCAGCTGGTAAGTTGTCATAAGACTGGGCATTGCTGCCACCACGACTTTGACGACCTGAACCAGATTCAACTCGACTAGTAGGACTTTGCTTCTTGTTGCCAAACTTATTAGGAAGTTCTTCTGCTAACACTTCATCAAGCTTATCTAGGAAGGCTTGACCTTTAAGCATTGGAAACTCCAAACGAATACTTTCGCCAATCCCGTTAGCTACTGCTGTCATTCGCTTATCCTGTCCGAACCAACTGTTAGTGTCCAACCAAGCCTGAAGTCCAGGATCAATTGAAGCAGGTGCAGGTGCTTCAACAGAAGGCTTATCAGCATCCTTAACGGCTTGCAAAGCTTCTTTGTGTTCTTCTTTTGCTTGGTCTAACGCATCATCTAGAGCATTGACTTTCTGACCATCACCGTCGCTAATAGCTTGGGCACGGCTTTCCTTAATCTCTTGAATACGTTTTTCGTATTCTCCAGCTTTACGCTCGTAAGCTTCTTTCTGGAATTTCTTAAACTCTTCTGCTGCTTCACGAAACTCTTTAAGCTGTTCCTTAGTGTGCTGCAAGTCTTTAATAAGGTTCTCATTATTCTTACGCAGAATAGGAAGAATCTCACGACCACGCTTTACAAAAGTATCAGCATCTACCCAGTCAGACTCATTGCCACGGAAACGTTCTTTAGGAACCCAACCTTGTGACTCTGCTTCTTTTACGACTTCAGGTGCGACTTCGTTACTAGTAACATTTTCTTCGCTCATATCTTACTCCTAAATTACTTCGTTGCCAAATGAATATCAACCACGTCAACGTCAGCATCCAAAGTGCCAGTAACGTCTAGGTCGTTGATCATGCGGTATTGCTTACCATCTTTACCAAGATACATAAGACCAGCATACTTAGCAAAAACAACTTTATCCCCGATAGCACACCAAGGACTAGGATAGTCTTCGTAACATTCGTTACCCATAGCGACAACAATACCAGAGGTATTAGCCATCTGTTCACGTGCACTAGTTTCTTCTGTAGCAAGGATAATCCCGCTTGCAGACTTCTGTTGCACTTCAATTGGTAACAGCAGGATACGATTGCCTACTGGGTTAATACCTGACACATTACTCATTTGTTTCTACCTTTTGTGTTGCTTCAAACAAATCGCCATATTCCAAATCTAGAATAATTGCGATAGCTCTACAGCGACCTTTAACTTCTGATTCGTCCTCATACGAGGAACTAATCAAACCTTCTTTCATGGATTCACGATCTTGACTAAGCATCTTCATCAGACGTTTAGTAACAGGATGGTGTTGCCACTCTTCAAAGGTACTGGGGCTTACAGCTTCCATTCTCTCTCCTTTTAAAAACTCTTACTGAGGCAGTTGTGGCATCTCCATTTGTTCCTGGGGCTGCTCACCTGCTGCTTCTTGGCTTTGTTTCATAGTTTCGTAAACAGAATTCATAGTTTGGATAGAACTAAGAATCCCTTCACGACGTTCACGAGCCATACCAATCTGTGTATTGATCTCTTGCAAACGAAGTTTCTCTCCCTCATGCAAGACACCAATCTTAAGTACTTCAGCTTCTGCTTGTAACTTTTGAATCTTAGCTTGATTGAGTTCAGCTTCGCTCATTAGTTTCAACAGAGCCATCTTCATATCAAGTTCAGCTTGAGCTTGTTTAGCTTGTTGCTTCATTTGTTCAATCTGAACTTTAGGGTTTATTGGAGGCTTGACAGCATTAGGACCCTTAGGATCAGGCAAGATACGATCAATGTTCGTAACCTTCATAGCCTTAAGGAACATGTATTCAGCTTCGTAACGGTTATACAAACCTGGGGTAGCTTGTACACGTTGGGCAATAGCCATAGCTTGATGAACACGTTGTGAATCAGAAGTCACACTTGGATCAGCAGTAGGCATCACATCTGTAACAGGGCCAGCGTAGTCATCAGCCAACACAATACCTTCGCTTTGTGAGTTAGATACGTATGGTGTGTTTTCAGAAATAAAGATTTGGTTCAAACGATACAGCTTACGGAACTCTTGCTTCAAACTGCGGTGAGTACGTTTGAAGATACCGTTAAATATCTTCATGCCTTGCTCAGCCATAGTACGGGTAGTTTCAGCAGGAGTGTTCTGACCTGGGTTCTGACCAGACAAGATGTCTACTGATCCACCAATACGTTCGCCGTAGTTGATCAACAAGTTCAACAACGTAAACATAACTTGAGATGGTTCACGTACTGGCAAGGGAACAATGCCCTTACGCAGATCATCACCAGTTGTGTCTACATGCTTCCATTCCATAGGATTGAAGGCGTAGTTGCCACCACGTAGCTTGATACCACGGCTAAGGAATCCACCAGCAGTGTTAGCCATAGTGCCAGCATCGACGAGCTGGTTGATGATTGTGTTGATTGATTCGTTGAGTGGTCCAAGCAAGACCCCAAAGCCGAGATCATAGAAGCCACCGTCAGGTGATGGGATAAATGGATACTTGGTGAAGTATTGCTCAGCTTTGATGCTGAGGATGACATCACCTTTCTTGTTGTATTCAATATCATTTTTGGTGTAACGAGCAACAATGCGAGCAACTTTCTTGTTGTCTCGACGTACATAAACAATGTAGGGTTCAGCGTAGCCATCGTCATCTAAGTCAATGAAGCAGTGCTGTTCCAAAATTTCAATTGGGGTACTAGAGTCGTTAGGCTCAGGTGCTTGCATACCTTGAGCACGATCTTGAGCTTGCTTCAAACCACTAGCACCCAAGATAGAAGCGTCACCTTGTCTACGACCTTCAGAGATACCTTCTAACCACAGTCCACGAGCTGTGCGCTCATAGATTTCATTCTTCTGCATTTGAAGAACGTGTGTAACACGGGGAGCAGTCTCAAGACTCTTAGTCCAATAGTTAACTACCAAGTCTTTAGCCAACACGTTCTCAGAGATGTTGTGCTTCTTAACTGGATCGTAATAAGTCTTTTTGAATGCACAACCAACGATAGGCTGTGTAATCAAGACTTTATCCATCTCGCCTTCCCAGTCTTCGTCTTCTTCAAGAAGCTGGTAGCTCATGTGATTCTCAACACGAGCTGCACGAGCAGATCGCAAACCGTCTTTGTCTTCACCAACTACACGGCACTTAACTGGCAGATCACTGTCAATCAGTACTGGGTAGCTACGTGCATGGTATTGCAGAGCAGCAATAGTGATGAGGGGGAACTTAACGTTTGAAGCATTAGCCCAAGGAAAGTTCTTAGTCTTGGCAACTTGTAAGGCAAGTTCTAGGGAAGCTTCGGTACGCTTCTCCCAAGTGTTACGAGATAGCAAATCGTTTTCAAAGTCTTTAACGACCTGAGAACCAATAGCAGACAAGTCCTGTTCACACAGAAGCTCGGCAATGTTGGCCTCATACATGAGGTCTTCAACTTTGAATTTATCTTTGAGTTGCATATCTAATACCCACAAACAGAGGATCGGCCTAAGTCTACACCAATACTTTCAGAAACATAAGTCCTGTACTCTTCTTCTTCGATTTCTTTTTCAGTAGGTGCTTCCCACATCCTATCGAGCATAAGACCAAGATAAGCCCAAGCGTCAACCTGGTCGTCATGCTTGTCCCTAGGAAACCGTAGTAGCTGGTCTTCAAAAGGTTGGTACCAATCTGCGTCTTTGTCAAAACGACAAGCCCCGCTTCTCATACGAGCTTGGACGCTTCTAGCACGGGTCAGTTTGTCACCACTAGGCTTGAGTAGAACAATGTTGACAAACTCGTTGCGCTTGAGCATCGCTTCATTAAGAAATGGGCCAAGAGACTTCTGGATGGTTCCCTGTTCAAATCCAAAGAGTACAGGCTTATAAATCCGTTGAATCATCAGGATTGTATCCACAATCTCCAATGCGTCCATACGCTGATTGATGACATGCTTACAGTACAGCTTTCCGTCTTCATCCATACCGCCTACAACAAAAGCAGAGTAGTCAGCCCGTTGTGACTGGGATACAGCCAAGTCACAGGTAGCGTAGTAGACCAGCTTCTTCTTAGCCTCATCAGGTTTGATAGCTTGAAAGTCAGCCTTAGTAAAGAACGTGTCACCCACATCCAGTGGGATGTTTAACATCTCTTGGGAGTAAATGTCAGCCAGACCTTGACGTACATAGTCCTCTTTAAGCAGTTTGAACTGCTCAGCAGTCTTCATCTCAGGCCATAGCAAGGTCTTAAAGTCGTCAGTATGGGCACGATACTTAACAGACTTCCAGGGTAAGACGTTCCTAGAATACTCTTTGAGGTCTTCCCGTACCAGGTCTTTGACTCCCTTGTGGGAGCTAAGCTGAGTAGCTGGCATCAAGTTTTCAAGCAGACTGTCTAGGTGAAGGATGGTTCCAACAATCCTAATCTTGCCAGATGAAGCTACGCAAGGGATTAAAGCACCATAGAACCAACGCTTGAACTTCATGCGTCGATCCTTGTTCATAACAATCTCGTCGTTTTCCATGTCATCACCGATGACTAGATCAGGACGTAGGTTAGCCCACTTTAGACCACGAAGCTTCTGCTCACTTCCCTTCGCTTGTATCCTGAAGGTGTACCCGTCTTCCATCTCGACAATGAGATCGTCTTCCGTATCCTTCGGAAACGAAGATATAGCGAATAGCGATCTGAGGTCTTCGTTATCCAAGAGTTCCTTCTTAACATCCCCAAGGAATTGAACAGCTTGCGATACCGTGTCTGACACAATGAGGACATACCGAGACTCCCTGAATAGGACTGAAGCTAGGGTGTAGGCATGGGTTACAGCCGTAGACTTGGCATGGTAACGAGGAGCAGCGATAGCTACCTGCCGATTGTTACTAGTAACAAGTTCCCAAATTTCTTTGTGAAACTGAGGTGTCTCAGCAGGTCTATCAAAGTTCTTACGAAGGACTGAGTTAACAAAGCCCTCCATAACACTGGCATTAAGGCGTGACAACCTTAGCCTCCGTCCGGTTCAGTTCCCGAACCTCCACATCTACAGGTACGGCATTGGATAACTTGCCACTAGCAAACTTAGCAAACTCCTCTGACAGCTTAAGCAGACGATCATCAATAGTCTTCTCAACCTGCTCTTTAACGGGGTTAGCTAAGAGCTTCTCTTGCTTAGTCATTAGATCAGTAGTGATCTTCAAGGCTACGTGAGCCTTAACAGGAACCCTAACAATCCCACCAGTACGTTGATCAAACTGAGCATCACCCAGGTCTAAACGATCTTCAACAGCTTTAAGAGCTTTGTCAATAACCTTCTTCATAGAAGAAGACATCTGTTGAACATCCTCAGACTGAAGCTGAAGAGCGTATTCCTTGAACCAGTCAGTAGTCTTCCACATCTTCAATGTAGGAAGAGGTACTCCCGTTACAACAGCTGTCTCAGCCAGGTTACCTAGCATCAGGTACGTACTGACAGCTTGTAGCTTCTGGTTCTGAGTCCAGATGGACTTCTTGTAACGACGATCATGGGACTTGGGTCTACGCATTGATTGACTCCTAACTTGATTGGGGTGGACTATACCATCCTTCTAGAATCTGAACATTGTCACGGATGTGACAACATAGAAGAAATATTTTACGAATGAATACCTTTGGTGGACTTGACAAGGTATTTTCAAAACGAGACACTAACGGCGTTTCTTTCTTTTACTGTTTTCTTTCTTTGGGGTTAAGTAGAGAACAACTATGTCTGCGTAGCAGATGTTCAGTATGCGAGGTACGTAGTACCGAGCATCTATAACGAGTAGTAACCCCCTCTTGTTTAAAAAATTACTGTAGCGTTGTAAGTTGCTATAAGTAAATTCTTATAAACAAAATATTTCCCCCCTATACCCCTACAACTACTACTAGGTTTAGGGTACACAACAATATCTAGGTAGTACTCTAGTACTTATCCACAACTTATCCACAAGGCTATGTTTCTTGTTGACATTGTTGTTTTATTGCAACACCTTATCTGACAACAACTTAGCTACACATATCCCCCCCTAACTTAGTAGCTAATCTAACCGCTTTAAACCTACTTTCTTGGTGTCGTTTGGTATGCGTTGATACTCCGACAGCTATGTACCTAGATCGTAGCTATAACAGGCTTCTATTCCGTCACTACGTTGGCGTTGATCTACATACGTTTAGACGAAGCTAACTCTCCTGTACGTTTATTAAGACTTGCTGTTATTTAGCCCCCACGGTTCCCGCTTAGGTTGACCCGCTTCGCTTGCACTAACCACGCCAGTCGTTCGTCGCTTCGCTCCTCCTTTGTGGCATGGCTCCGCGCGTTCCGCGCTTCGGGCTTGCGCCTTAGTGCTTGGTCAATCCCTCCCTTCGGTCGGGACTGCGGCGCGTTGCGCCTTGCCACGCTTCACCGTTTTGTGAGGGGGCTAAATCCCCTCAATTCTCAACAAACTAGGAGTTAGCTATGTCTCAACAAAACAATTTCGATTTCAACGGCTTTAACGCTATGACAGAACGTAAGCCTGCTGGCTTACAAATCTTCTTGGCACAACAGCTGCTGTCTAACGCTCTCTGGAGCATGGAGAAGTACGACAACCCACGTCAAGTGGAGGTTCGTGACGCTCTCAATGCACTCAAGACGCTGCGTACTCAGCTCAAGGCTGACGCTCTCGCTCGTGCTGAAGCTTCTCCCATCTAATGTGGGTCTTGATCAAGGTAGTAGTTCACTCTACTACCTTTTTCTTTTACCAATCAACTGGAGAACTACATGTTCTATCACGCTGTTATCTCTATGAAGGATAGATGCTTCACCATCCGTCCTTCTAACCACGGTGTCACTGACATCGAATGGTTGCACGGCTGTCGTACATACGGAGTCGATATGTCTCCCATTGATCTGGAGATGGACTTGACTCGTAAGAAGATGTACGACTGTTTATCTGACACTCAATGGAGAGACTACATCATCTCTCTTGAAGACCCTGTACTTGTTCCTAATAACAATTTTGTTAGTTCCAGGTACGTTCCTGACAAGTGGGACACACGTCCCGAAATCTATTAACTGGAGAAGATCATGATTGAAACTGATGAAATGTGGGTTGTTAACCGAGTTCTGTATGTTATCTACGCTGTAGCTATTTTGGTTATATGGATGACTGCATAATGAATACTTATAAATGCTTTTATGACCTAGGATTTGTAGAAGTCCTAGCTGATGACAAAGAAGAAGCCGCTGAGAAAGCGGCTCTTTTGTTTGGACTAGGACGTAGATCATGGTTTGTCAAAACTTACCTGATGTGACGCTCTGTCCGCAGACGCTCAGTCTGGCAAGCTGCACGCCAGCGGAGCTGGCATTTGCTTGCTTAGCCTTCGCTCAAATATCTAAGCGGGACTCGTCGCCTGCCCGTCAGGGACGGGGGCAGTCGCCTTCGCCCTTTATTAACTTTCAATGGAGATAGACATGCAAATCACTGAAGCTTTAGATGTTCTTGACATCAATCACTTGGATGCTTATGACGATTCTATAGAACGGATCTCTCTGGATGAAGCTACACTGGCAGAGTATAAAGAAGCTGCTTTTCTAGCTGGTCTTCACTCATATTTAGACTGGTTTTACGACGGAGAACAATCGGAGTTTGATAAATGACAAACAAAGAAACAATGAAGCTGGCGCTTGAGGCGTTGAAAGACGCAACGCTACATATCTGGCTTGGGGACAAAAAAGGTTCAGAAGCGAACATTAGAGCGCACAAAGCCATTGACGTTTTAGAAGCCGAACTAGCCAAGCAAGAGCAGGGTGAGCCTGACAAATACGTTATGGACATTGAATGTACCAAGTGCGGGGCAAAACAATCAGGAATTCTTACTGTCAACACCACACCACAACAACGCACATGGGTTGGTTTAACAGAAGAAGAACGAGACGAAATCTATCTTGCAGTTGAACTTGGTGCAAATGGTGAAGAATTGATTGAAGCCAAACTTAAGGAGAAGAACAATGGTTAAACCAGAACTGACCTACGAAGAGTTTTGCATGTTGCCAATGCAGTACTACCAAGGAATCAGGTATGACTGGGGTGCTATGAGGCTGCATCGCAATGATGCTCATGGCATCCAAAAAGAAACAGTGACAAAACAAAAGAAACGTGGAGACATCTATAGTGGTTGGAAAGATCCTGACATTGTGTATTTTCTAGATGGAGATGATCGAGAGTTCAAAACAACAGATCAAATCTATGTGGCATACATGGAAAAAGCTTGTGGGATTAAGTGAGACAGCAAACTTTCACATTGTTCTTAGTAACAAGAGCAATGTGGAGGCAATGTTGCCTTGTACGGAGGTTCAAATGGATGCTATGTTATCCACTCTCTATGCTGCTGCTACCGAGGCTTTAGTCTCGGAAACATCGGCTACCAGTACCTTTGAGAAAATGATTGCAGCTGCTTATACCCATAGCACTGTAGAAACTTTCACTAAGGAACTGAAGGACACTGAAAAACAAATTAAGAAGGACTTTGAGGTCGGGTCTATGCCTGGTCCTTGGCGTTCTGCTAAATCTGTGATTCAAAGTGCTATGAAACTGGGCATTAGCTTGGTTGATGACAACGGTGGCTATCGTGGTAAATCTGCTCTTCAGCAGAAAATCAAAGAAGCCAAGCCAGTCAAAGAAGACATGACTAGCCAGCAATACGCTGACAAAATCATCAAAGCTTTGATGGAAGTACCAGAAGAGTTGGATGCTGTCGAAGTATTCCAGCTTGTCAAAGACTTTGTTATCGGTAGCAACTAATGCTCACACAAGGCATTGAGGTGATGAAGTACGTCAGAGCCAGCGCAGGTCGTGCTGGTATCTCTGTCGTATTTGAAGACGTAAACCAACCAAGGCATGATGGTCGAACCATCTATCTTCCACGGATTACGTACAAAACTACCGACATGGAACTCAAACAACTGATGGCATCTGTTGACCACGAGGTTGCACACGATAAATTCAGTTGTTTTGATGTTCTTAAAGAGAAGAAAGCTAACCCAAAAGGTTTGCTGATGTTTGTGTGGAACTTCCTTGAGGATTCACGCATCAACATGATCGAAGCCAAAGAGTATTTGGGTTTCAAAGAGAACTGGGATGATTGCAGCTCTATCTTGGTACAGGACATCTTGTCTAAATCCAAGAAAGAGAAAACAACCATGTCAGTGCTCGTAGAAGCCTTGATCTATTGGGAAGCTCGACTCTCTGCTCACGCATTTCCACAAATTGAGTTAGCTGCAAGCCGAGTAACTCCTAACAAGAAAATCCTAGATGTTCTTAGTAACTATTGTGATCGTCTTATTGATTGTCATGCGATCATAGACAAGAGATTGGGCACAGAAGCTACTTTCAAACTTGCTGAGGACATCCTCAATGAGCTAGATGAGAAATGCAAGGAAGAACTTCCAAAACCAAAACTGAGTCCCGAAGGGGACGAAGGTGATGAGGATGGAAAGGGAGCTAAAGCATCCTCTAAGAGTGGCAAAGCAGGTGAATCTGAAGACTCCGAAGGAGAACGCAGACACGGCAAAGATGACTCTGATTACAAGATCATCGAAGTAGTTGTTACCGAAGAAGACTTAAACAAGTATTCTGTAACCATTCCTGAAGAGTCAGGCATGAGTAAGGTAGGTATCAACTTCAAACCTGTAAAGAGTGAAACTGGAGATTGGGACTTAACTGACTTCAACAAGTTTGTTGTTGTCAACTATCCCAAAGCTGTTGGTGACGCTAAGTACCAGCTAGTAAGCACTGCTAATCACATTAACCATGAGTTCAGTCGTCGAGTGACTCCTAAACTAGTCTCTCAAGAAAACTTTGCTCAACAGGTTAGGCGTTTGATTCAGATCAGAGCCAAAGTTCAGCGTGTCTATGGTGTCAAGAAAGGCAAATTGGATCAGTCTCGACTGTCTCGTATTTGCTTCAATGCACCTGGATTCAATGAGCGTGTGTTTAAGAACAAGATCGAAAACAAGACACTGGATGCAGCTATCACCGTACTGGTCGATAAATCTGGTTCTATGTCTGGTGAAAAAGACTTGTTTGCTATGGCATCGACTTTGCTTGTCAATGAGGTATGTACAACTTTGAATATTCCATTGGAGATTCTTGGTTTTACTGACGACGAAATACGCACTGCTGTAGGTCGTGAGATTGCTCCTGTCATGTACATCTACAAAAACTTTTCTGACATCAAAGTCAGTGACGAAGATTTGAGAAAGTACTACGGCATGAGCAGCTCATACATGCACGGCAATCCTGATGCTGAGAACATTCTTTGGGCGTATGACCGATTGGTCAAACGTAAGGAGAAGAAGAAGCTATTGATTGTCATGTCTGACGGCAGTCCTGCTGCAAGTAAAGGTGGTAGCGGCATTGGTAGGTATACCGAGAACGTTATCAAAGAGATTGAAGCGTCAAAGAACGTTGAGATATATGGCTTAGGTTTGTGTAGCGATTCAGTTGAGCATTACTACAAAGCTCACAGCGTTGTTAACGAGCCCCAAGACATTCCGAGCAAGTTGATTGAGTTAATTGAAAGGAAGATATTGCGATGACAAGTCCAGCAGGAGCAAAAGCAAGTCCACCAAAAGTGGAAGACCTTGTTAAGAAAGCTTTGAAGGAAGCTCTCGACAAGCGTAAAACAACAGAAGACGTGTTACCAGTAACAATGAAAGAAGAAGAAACAACTGAAGACTGTGGCGTAGAAACAACAGTTTCTGCAAGCGTAGAGTTGAAAGACTCTCAGCGATGGTTATCAGACATTGTTGCAGCGCATGTTGACTCAGACTTTCCAGTAACAGTCTTTGACGACAGCGATTGGGATGCCCGCATCTCATCATTCATACCAGCTATCAACAAGTCATACGTGATAGATACTGAGCTGGCTTCTAACATCCTACGAGCTTGGGAACTAAATGAGAAAGTACTTTGTTACGGTCCTACTGGAGCTGGTAAGTCTAGTCTTATTGAGCAGCTTTGTGCTCTTACTCGGCGGCCTTTCGTTCGTGTTAATTGCACTGGGGATATGGATAGCTCAATGATCTTTGGTCAGTTAACGGCTAAAGATGGTTCAACACATTGGGTTGATGGTGCAGTTACCGAAGCAGTTCGATACGGCGCTGTGTTTGCTTGGGACGAGTGGGACGTAACACCTCCAGAAATCTCAATGGGTCTGCAATGGCTCTTAGAGGATGATGGCAAGCTGTTCTTGAAAGAAATGCCAGGTAGTACTGCTGACAAACAAATCGTGCCTCACAAAGACTTTAGGATCGTTGCTATCGGTAATACCCAAGGTCAGGGTGATGAGACAGGTGCTCATGCAGGCACTAACGTTCAAAACTCTGCTACATTGGATCGTTTCGGTACAGCAGTCTACATTGACTACTTACGACCAGAGATCGAAGAAACAATGCTGAAGAACAAGTTCTCTGGTATCAATGCCAAAGCAGTCAAGGAGCTAGTCAAACTAGCTAACTTGGTTCGTACAGGTTACAAAGCAAATCAGTTTAGTCTTACGATGTCACCTCGTTCGTTGTTCAGTATCTGTCGCAAAGTTCAATCAGGTTGCACACTCAAGCAATCTTTTTCTCTTGTGTACTTGAACAAGTTGAATGACACACAACGTAAGGTTGCTGACGAGCTATACACCAAGGTGTACGGCAAGAACGCTTAAACCTCAAAACCACAAGGCTCTCCTGTCCGTAGGCAAACCTACTCTACGGGAGAGCTTTCTATTTTGAGTTTTAGAGAAACACATGATTGATCGCAAACTAATACTTGCAAATGCTCCTAGTAACATTGGTCAACAGATCAGTATTAACCATGCAGGCTGCGAAGCAGGTGAGGACAGAAAGCAACGCTTGTACATCAAGCGTACTGAGAAAGGTCTGGTGGCTTATTGTCATCACTGCTCTCAGTCAGGCTTTGCTAGGGATGGAGACACAAGGCTAGGTACTTGGGTGCTTAAAAAAGAGGCAACTGTTGTAAAGACGCAACAAAAGCCTGAGTTAGGTCCTCTGAGTATTGGTGGCAAGATGTGGCTGCTTGCAAACCACTGCACAACAACAAGCAAGGTATTCTGGGGCATCAAAGATGACCCTTTGAAGGTTGCAATGACGTTGCAGAACCCCGAAGGGGAAACAATTGGCTGGCAGATGAGGAACTTGGTTCCTGATGCTGTGCCTAAGTACACAACGTACTACATCGACAACAAAACAAAAGGTGAATCTGCTTGGTTTAACAACGGAAGCAAGGTTCTAGTAATCACTGAGGATTATCTTAGTGCTTATCGTGTCTCTCGTGATGTGGGCTATAGCGCAATGGCGTTACTAAGAACAACCATCACAGACAAGACACTGATGCAAATCTACGACATGGGATTCAGCGAGATTTATGTCTGGCTTGACTCCGATGAAGCAGGTGTAAAGGGAGCTGCCAAAGTGTCCAAAACACTGCGGCACTTCTTGCCCTCTGATGTGAAGCTAATGACTATTCATTCCAATGAAGAGCCTAAGCATCTCACACCAGAACAGTTAAAAAGAAAATTTTTATAAAGGAACAAGATGGACTATGACGTTCTCTACCTTTGCTCCCAAAGCAAAGAGAACCTAGCAAAGTACAGACGGTACATCAAGCCGCATGTAGTAATGAAGGAAACAAACACCATCCTAGAAGGCATGGAACGTTACTTCAAAACATTCCCAGGAGTCACTGAACTTAACTGGGATTCTTTTTCTGCATTCCTGATTGCAGATCAAAGCAAACGTTTAACAGACGATGCTATTGTCAAGCTTCGCATGACGCTTACAAAAGCAAAGTCTTTTGAACCACATCATGCTCACGAAGAAGTAGTCAAGACTCTCATTGAGTTGGACTACCTTGCCAAGATCATGGAAGAGTGCGAGAAAGTTAAGGAAGGTGAAAGTGACTTAGAGCACGTTCACATCCTTGCAACCAATGCGTTGAAAGACGTGGAGCGTTACATTGAAAAAGATGAGCTTTTTGTTTCTGCTGATCTTAGCTCTATTGCTGATCGCATCACATCTTCGGGATATGAATGGCGACTCGATGCGCTCAATCGCTCTCTTGGTCCTTTGCGTACAGGTAATTTTGTTATCGTTGCTGCACGTGTTGAAGTAGGTAAGACAACATTCCTCGCAAGCGAAGTAAGTTACCTAGCTCAACAACTACCAGCTGATCGTCCTGTTGTATGGATCAACAACGAAGAAGAATCTTCTGTTGTGTTCTTCCGTATTGTTCAAGCTACTCTTGGTGTTGAATCCAAGGTAATCATTGCTGACTCTAAAGCAGCTATGGACAGCTACACAGTAATGATGGGTGGCAACAAGGACAAGATTCGTGTTACCAAAGACACAAACAACATGCGTGACCTTGAAACATTGTTCAAAGAAGTCAATCCAGGTTTGATTGTGTTTGACCAGCTTGACAAGGTTGATGGTGTCAAAGGTGATGAGCCTGAGCATCTGAAGCTTGGTAAGTTGTACAAATGGGCACGTGAACTTGCTAGAACGTATGGCCCAGTTATTGCAGCATCACAGTTGTCTGCTGGTGCAGTGGAGTTGAAAGACCCTCCGTTTATTGGTTTAGATGCTCTTCGTGGATCGAAGACTGACAAGCCAGGTGAAGCAGACGTAGTAATCACAATCGGTAAGTACAAAGAACCCAAGTCACCAGAGGAAGAGATGATTAGGACAATCAATGTTCCTAAGAACAAACTACCTGGTGGTGGTTCTAAACAAATGGAGTCTGAGCGTCATGGTCAGTATCTTGTAACTATCGACCCTATCAGGGCTAGGTACGAGTGATATGGCTCAAGACATTAGGCTTATGTGGCCTAGTACCTACGATCCAATTACTGACACTCATGTAATGACTGTTGGTAAAGGGATCAACAGAAAAATGTACATGTTCACATCTGAAGAGTGGAATAACTATGCTTATGTGAACGGCTCATTTAAGGAGAAAGAAGTGGCAAGTGAGTACTACAAAGCAGGTTGGACAGACCCTAGAGGAATCTTTGGACTGTCTAGTACTACTACAGATGAGGAGCGTAAAGCTGTTGATGCAAAGATTGCAAAAGAGTATGACGCTATCTTTGGGTCTTTGGATTACGACGAGTACGCTAAAGTAAAAGGAGAGCTTGCTATGAATCCGTTTTTAGATAAGGTTGTGAAAATGGAATACGTTGGCAGCAGAGTAACTTGCTCACCAGCTCCTACAGACACAGACGAGGATGTGTTGTTGCTTACAGACGATATAGAAACTTTGATTGGTGACTGTATCGAAATAGGCTTTACACGGGATGGTTCTATAGATAGCACCTATCCCAAAGAGTTTGTCTCACTGCGAAGTGGAACAATGAATTTTATTATCACTGACAATGAGGAGTTCTTTGAGAAGTTCATGCTTGCAACACACGTATGCAAGTCCTTGAACCTGATGTTTAAGATTGAAAGAGTCACTGTATTCCAAGCTATCTTGTATGGCAAAGAGTACGTTGAAAAGACATTACCGTTTTAACCAAGAAAGGACCGTGGAAAACCATGACCACGATGCCAACATTCGTAGCTATTGACGTTGAGACAACTCTCAATGCCAATGAAGATGTGGGACTAGCTCACCCTATGCACCCCGACAACAGAGTTGTTGCTTGGGGCATTATGAAAGATGTGCCGTACTATGAGCCACAGACTACATACACTGAAGCAGTGTTTGAAGCTCTTGTAGAAGCATGTACACCTGAGATGGTGTTTTGTGGGCACAACCTAGCGTTTGATTTGATGTACTTGTACAAGAATCCTAGGCTTAAGAAGTGCATACAGCAATTCAAAATCTGGGACACACAGTTAGCTGAGTACATCTTAAGTGCTCAACAAACCAAGTGGTCTAGCCTTGATGAGTTGTCTATCAAGTATGGATTGCCAGTTAAGGATGACACTATCAAAAAGTATTTCCAAGCTGGCTTAGGTTCTGACAAGATTCCAAAGGAAGAACTGATCCCATACCTGGAGCAAGATGTTACTAATACCATGCAGATTGCTAGGAAGCAATGGGAGCGTGCAGTAATTCAAGGTCAACTTACATTGATCCTGACTCAAATGGAAGCTCTCCATGCAACTACAGAGATGCAGTTCAATGGTCTACACATTGATCGACCAGCTCTAGACAAGTACACACTTGAAGTTGTTAACGAATACGTTGAAGTCAAGCTTAACCTTGAGGAGTTAGCTGAAGGATACGTAGATGACATTAACAGCCCTAAGCAGTGGTCACAGTTTTTCTTCGGTGGAACTAAGAAGGTCAAGGTAAAGGAAGAGGTTGGCTTCTACAAGAATGGCAAGGTCAAGACTAAGCTGATGGATAAAGAGATCAAGCTGTTGCCATTCATTAAGTATGTTCCTGATCCTGACAAGGTGTCTGAGAAGACAGGTCAAGTGTCTGTTGATGACTCTGTGTTGACTGACATGCTCAAGCATACGTTTGACACTAAAGCCATTGCAATTATCGAAGGCTTGTTAAAGTATCGTGAGTTGTCTAAGCAGCTATCAACATATGTGCAAGGCTTAAGCAAGCACATCATCGGTGACTTCATTCATGGCAAGTTAAATCACACAGCAACTGTTACAGGTCGTTTGTCTTCAACCAGTCCTAACTTGCAGAACATCTCTAACAACCCTATCAAACAAATCTTTACATCAAGGTTTGAGAATGGTGTGATTGTTGAGATGGACTTCAATCAGCTTGAGGTTGTTGCTCTTGCTCACGTCACTAAAGACTTGCAACTGATACATGACATCTCTAGTGGTGCTGACATTCACTCTGAGTTGTACAACGCTATGTTTGGTCGTAAGCCTACCAAGGAAGAACGTAAGCCATTCAAAGCTAGAACGTTCCAACTTATCTATGGTGCAGGTGCTAAGGCTATTGCAAAGTCTGCTGGTTGTAGCCTTGACGAGGCTAAGAAGTTTGTTGACGTGTTCTATACTCGCTACCCTTCTGTCGGTAAGTGGCACAGTGAGTTTGCTGATGTTGCTAACAAGCTAGGCAAGTACGAACTCAATGACGAAGGATTCTTAGAGAAAGTTAAGACCTTTGTGTATGACACAGAGACTGGCAGGAAGTTTGCTTTCAAGGAGTATCACAGCGATAGTACGTGGTCTACACGGACTTACAACTTCAGTCCAACTGAGTTGAAGAACTATCCTGTACAAGGTTTAGCTACTGGTGACATTGTTCCCATGATGTTGGGCATTATGTTCCGTATGCTAAAGGACAGAGAGGATGTGCGTATGGTTAACACCATCCATGACTCTCTGATGTTTGATGTAAAGCTGTCGTCAGCTGATTCGTTTATAAAGGAGATGTCCGATCTATTGAAAAACACACACGTTCACTTTGAACGGACTTTTGGAAAGCCCCTGGCACTGAAGCTCAACGCAGGTGCATCAGTGGGTATTAACTGGTATGAAATGAAAGAACTTTGATATGACAATGATGACAGGTATCGTGGAACAAGTTTCCACAAAAGATGTAAACACTAAATTTGGCTTGAAGCCAACCTTCTCAATGAAGGTCAATGGCAACTGGGTCAAATGTGGCTTTAAGAATCACAACGCATCCGTAGGTGATGAGGTTGAGTTCGATGGCAACACAGGTACATACGGCATGGAAACTAAAGCCGTTAACATCATCCGTAAAGGTGCAGGAGCACCAGCAGCAGTTGTTACTAGTAGCACTGCTACACCTCCAGCTAAAGCCTTTGGTGGTTTTAAGGAGAAGGTTTTCCCTATCCCCCCTTTGCATGGAGATCGTGCTATCGTTCGTCAGAACGCATTAGCTCGTGCTACTGACATCTTTATCGCTGCACGTGGTGGTAAGCCTTTTGAGTTGGATGCAACGACTTTAAACATGGTCATTGGATTTGCTCGTACATTTGAGGCATACACCGCAGGTGACATTGACATGGCTGAAGCACAAGCTGAATCGGCTGTTGAAGAGTAAAAGTATTCCTTTGCAGGGATTGGTCAGTGGGTAACACCACTGGCCTTTTTTGCTGTAGATGTTTCACGTGGAACATAAACGATTACGAGGGCTGTTAAGCCAGCATTCGAGGATGTCAACGTAGGGAATTTTCTGGCTTTCTGCCCTACCTAGTTGAAGACCAAATCGAGGCCCTCACCTTTTAAGGAGATAGAAATGTTCTTTTGGAAAAAAGATAAAGAGAAAATTTATGAAGCACTGCAAAGTCTTCAGAGTGAAGTAGATTTTTTGCAGAGGCGTAGTAGTTTGCAAGCAGACATTCTTGAAGATTTAACAACACGTTTAGATCGTTATGAACAAATCTTGCTGAAGGTAAGTAAGTATGGTTTTAGAAAAGATGGTACACCTAAAGCTAAACCAGGACGTAAACGTCAGGAGTTAATATGAGAGCGTTAATAGACGGTACTAATATAAAATATAGTGCAGGAGGGTTCTATGCCAAATCAATTCACTGCAAAGTTACTAGTAACTGACACCACTGCTCAATGTTCTAAATGCAAACAACATAAGTTGTTTTCAGAATTTCACATAGGAGGCTACAAGCATCGGCACGGATGTGCTTATTACTGTAAAGAGTGTGCTTGTGTAAATTCTAGAAAAAATCATAACGAAAGAATGTTAGTAGACAAAGACTACGCTTATAAAAAGAAGATGTCTTACTACAAAACAAAGTATGGTTTAACAGAACAAGAGTATTTGTCTAAAAGACAAGCTCAAAAAACTTGTGCAATTTGCAACAAACTTTTAAAAAAAGGAGACCCAAACGTCCATTTAGATCACAACCATACGACAGGAAAAATAAGAGATTTTCTTTGCACAAATTGCAATAGAGGTCTAGGCCATTTCCATGAAGACATTAACAAAATGAAATCAGCAATTAAGTATTTAAACAAACATAGGAGGTTTACATGAAAGCTTTGGTGGACGGAGACATAGTTGTATTCCGCAGTGCTTGTAGTGCTATCGGTGACGAACAATGGGTAGCTCAATCAAGAGCAGACAAGATGTTGCAAGACATTCTTGAGGATGTTGGGGCTACTTCTTACCAGGTATACCTAACGGGTACAGGTAACTTTCGTAGGGAGTTAACACCTACATACAAAGCTCATCGACCAGATGAACGACCAGAACACTGGCAAGCTATCCGAGAGTTCCTAGTAACACAACACAAAGCAATCATTTGCAATGGTTGGGAAGCTGACGATCAGATGGGTGTGGATCAGGATAAGGTTGGTATGTCTACAGTGATCTGTTCTATCGACAAAGATTTGCTTCAGATACCTGGCAGGCACTACAACTTTGTTAAGAAAGAAGCACAGGAAGTTACTCCAGACCAAGGTAAGAAGTTTCTTTATCTTCAGAGTTTGATTGGTGACAAGAGTGACAACATCATCGGGGTAGCTGGCATTGGCCCAGTAAAGGCAGCTAAGGCTCTAGCAGAGCTTGAGACTGAAGAAGAGTGGTACGAGAAGTGCCGTGAACTCTATAACGATGATGAACGCTATCACCTCAACCTACAACTGCTGTACATCTGGCAACAACCAAACGACAAATACACACCACCCACAACTGAGCTGCCCCAAGCAGCGAAGGAACAACAATGACCAAAGACCCAAACATGCAGCACATGACTATGAAAGAGTATGTGTCAATAGCTATGCTAGGTGAGTACGCTGTTATGCCTTCTATGGTTAAAGCTATAGATGAGGGAATAATTACTCCTAGAGAACTTATAGAGAATTGTTTTAGGTGGGCAGACCTTTGGATGATGGTACGAGAGGAACGTAATGCCAAGACCTAAACGACACAACCCTTCAGGCTACCGCAGTGGACTGGAGACAAGGTTTCAAGCAGAGTGCGAAGCACAAGGCTGGAACTTACCCTACGAAGCAAGCAAGATTAAGTACGTAATCCCTGCAAGCAACCACACATACACACCAGACTTCACTGTTACTAATAACGTGTACATTGAAACCAAGGGACTGTGGACAGGAGCTGACAGGAAGAAAGCTGTACTAATTAGCCAACAACACCCAGACATAAAAATTCTGTATGTGTTGCAACGCAACCAGGGACTCTCTAAGAAGAGCAAGACAACGTACTTAGACTGGGCAGCTAAGAACAACCTAGATGCCTGCGTTTTTGCAGACAAGGATCACTGGTTTGAATTCATTAAGAGACACCTCAAATGAAAATCTCAGCACAAGCACAACAGGAAAACCAAAAGCTGATCAATGAGATGCAGCAACGATGGAAGGAACAACAAGTTATGTCAGACCCAACACAAACAATAGAAGGCTTAGCAGCCTATGTTGCAGAGTGGATTAACTACGAGCTAGACAAATGCCCTCACGGGCTAATCGTAGACTCACACATGATCATGGATGCTATGGAAGCATACCGAGGAGGAGCACGATGAAGAAAGACAAGGCCACACTGGAGTACTTTAAAGAGATCAAGGAGAAAACCAAAGTATCTTTTGAAGTAGGCTCCGTGCCTAATGACAACATGTTCTTGCGTGGAGTGTACAGAACAGGAGATGGTGATTACATCCAACCATTACGTCCTGGTAGTCAAGACCACAAAAAGTGGAAGTCAAAAGGTTTGTTAGCTAGTTCAAGTTCCTAATAACAAGGAGTGACTATGGGACCCTATGACCAAGGATGGAATGATGCCCTGGATGAGATTGCTAGTCGTGTCTCTAGACTACCCTTTGGGCAGGACACACAGAACAGCATGTCAGTCTGGGTAAAGGAAGCGAAGCGTATGCCTCTCAACATGACAGCGCGTGAACAAGAGCGTTGGTTATACATCGAAGGAGATGTAGAGCAGGCTAAGCTTAAACACATTGAAGCATTGAGGGAAGAACAAGATGACTAACGATCACATTGTTCTTATTGTTCTAACAGTGTCGTCAACAATCGACACAATCATTAACGTACTGGAGTATTTGAAATGAGTTATGCAGAGGTAGAGATGGATGTATTGCGTTGGGGTGAAGCAAGAGGTATCGTAAAGAACGGTAAAGCTATCTCTCAGGCTATCAAGACGCTTGAGGAAGTAACAGAGTTGCTGGACGCTATCAATCGTAAAGACTTGGAAGCAACCAAGGATGCTGTTGGTGACGTTGTTGTAACGTTGATTATGGTGTGCGCTATCTTGGACATCAACCTTGTTAACTGTTTGCAAGGAGCTTATACAGAGATTCAATTTCGTAAGGGGTACCTTACACCAGAGGGAACGTTTATTAAGGAGCAAGAATGAGTGATGTAGACACAGTTCTAAACGAGCGTGGATCACGCTATGGGAAGTTTATAGACGTATCAAAAGCTACGCAAGACCTTGAGACTGCACTCTATGACAATATGTCTTTTGAAAAATGTAAAGGGTTACCTCCAGACATGGGAGTAGCACTCGATATGATTTGCCACAAACTTGCACGCATTGCAGTTGGTGATGAGAACTACGTCGATAACTGGGTGGACATTGCAGGCTACGCCAAACTTGTTGCAGATAGATTAGAAGGAGTTGAACGATGAACAGTGTTACTAATATCATTAAAGAGTTGTGGGTACACCTCACACGTACCCCAAGTGCAGAGGAGCTTGCTATGCGTGAGCTAGACGAAGCTAAACGTCAACACCTACAGATGCTTACAGCCCTGGATTACTCCAAGCGTATGGTTGATTACCATCAGGACCGCATCAAACGTTTGACAGCTTACATTGCTAAAGGAGTAGCCAGCGATGATTGAAATGTCTTTTGGAGAAGTGTTCTTAATTGTTTGGGGCAGTGTAGCCACAATAGCTGCTCTCAAGTACAAAGAAGATGCTCACATGCACAAGTACATCATCCATAAAATCTTGTCAGATGCAAAGCTGCGAGAGGATATGGTTGCAGGTTACAAGAAATTTAACAGCGAGCTCACCCAATGAGCCTGTCAATCTACGATCCCAAGAAAGGATGTTTTGTTTTGAACCCTAAAGAATTTAAGCCAGTCATCAATGCGTTTCATCCTGACTACGTGAAGACGTACATGCCTCAGTTTGTTACTAGTATCAGGACTACTAGTATGCAGCAGGAGTCTGGACGTAACGTAGCTAAGTACCTGGACAACAGACGTAAAGATGATCCGTCACACGGGACTATGTTTGGACTGTCTAAGGACAAGGACCCAAGCATTGATCCTAAAGAGTTGATGGTCACCCACAGACCAGCACACATGCACAGACCTACACGCTCTCAGTTGATGACTAGCATTGTTGCTAAGAAGCGTAAGCAAAATAAAAACTACGGGACAGCATTGAAGAACAGTCCTAACATCCCCACTATCAAACCAAAGGAACTACCATGAGCAGAGAAGCAGGCAAGGGTGACAAGCAACGTCCCACTAACCACGAGCAATTTAGCTTTAACTACGACAACATCTTTAAGAAGAAACCAGAGGTATACCAAACAACTTGCAGACGTTGTGGCAAGAACTTGTGGCTAGACCCTATGGATGTTTACTCTGGAACACACACATGTACACCGAAAGAAAACCCATAGGACTGTCTGTACCTTATCGTAAGATGAATGCGTCAGAAGTTGGAAGCAAAGACTGGTGGACAGTTGTTCTGACTATGCCTCACGAAGAAGCCTTAGTTCAACTACAGGCTTACCGATCAACACTTGTGCTAGAGAACATTGGTCAAAGAGAATACCAACAGGCAGCAGCTCAAGTTAGCAAGATAAACAACGAGATCAAACGACTAAACAGAGTTGTAGATGATTCACGTTGGTACAGAGCTTGTAAGAATGTCCTTGATCAAGAAACGTTTGACGCAGTTCTTATGGAAAAAAGAATGTTAGAAGATGAAGCGAGAAACAAATGACACAAGATGAAATCATTGAGATGGCTAGACAGGCTGGCTATGACGAACACAGCGCAAAGTTTGATACACGGATTGAAGTCTTTGCCAAACTGGTGAGAAACGATTACAGCAATAAACACGCTCAACTATGGCTGAAGCGTATTGATGAAGCTGTTAAAGCAGAGCGTGAGGCGTGTGCAAAGTTGGTTGAAGAGCCGTGGATGGGACATCCTAAAGAAATTGCCAAAGCAATCCGAGCAAGAGGTGAAGCATGAGTAAACAAGATCATTTAAGAGTTGCTGAAATTTGTTTTGGTCTTATAAGCAAGGCAGAATCAAATAAAGAATTCTGGGAAGCGTATATGTACCAAGCACTTTTTGCATGGGCAGGGTGGAAAGAATGAAAAAGAAAAGCAAGTACAAACCAAAAGGTGTCCGATTGGATGCAGTCAGTTGGGTTCTAAAAGGACTCCAACCATTTAAGACGGTTGAGTACAGCACAACATTACGCATTAAGAACCATGCAGCTATGGACGCTTTGCGTAGGGGAGATGCAACTATGGAGGATATAGATGTCCTTATAGGTGCATTCAATATGTGTGAGGCTTACATCATGTTACGTCCTGAGTTAGGACAGGACTGGAGTGATGAGATCAAAGCAGGCTTAGATGCTTTACATGCCGTAGGTGTACGTGGGTATAAGAGTAAGAGATTTATTCTTAAAGCAGATGAGCTAGTAGCCATGAACCTTGTAATGGAAATTCACGACGAACAGCTTAACAACACTACAGTAAACGATATGGAAAAAGCGATGGACCTGGTAACAAAGGAGTACCGCGCTAAGCGCATGAGGCCCATCGTAAGGAAGGAAACGTTACTAGTAACTCAAGCTAAGCAAGAGGAACAGACTTCTAATGCTTGATTAGTGTGGGCTACTCGGTCATCAAGACCGATAGTCCCACCATTAATTTTTTTGGTAAGGTTGATCCAGTTGCCTGCTTCAGCCAAGTCATTGCAACCATGTGTTGACCAGAACCAACCAGCAGTCAAAGCAGCATACTTAGGTGTAGCTACTAGGTCTGGTTCCATTACAAAGTCCACCCCAAGAGCTTGACCAGCATGGTAGTAATTGGCGTGACCAGTAAGCTGAATGCAACCCCTGCCACGAAAACGATAACCGTCACCCGATGCTTCATCTCTGTTTCCCATACGATTTGCGTAAACGTTGTTGGCAATCTTACGAGCGTTACCTGCGTATTGATTGGCTACTTCTAAGCTAGGGAAACGTTTAGGCCACAGCTTCATAAGCGTAGCAGCCTTGTAGTTTAAGTTTTCTTCAAGGATACGAAAGTTACCACACTCATGTCCACACTGACCTATGAAGGCAGCTTGTTGACGAGGTGTGTTGATACCAAAACGATTAAACGTTTCATTCAAAGCATCTACCCATTGAGGACCAATGTGTAGCTTTAATAGTTGTGCAGCAGTAATCATTGCAGTGTGCTCCTTATTGCTTCGTACCTGTCGATACAGGAGTTGAGGTCGATGATTGCTCTGTCTCCTTCAGCGACGAGCTTGATAAGGTCTTCAACAGTCTGTCCGTCAAGTTCGGCTCTCGCTTGATCATTGTTGGAGGTAGAGGTGGAACATCCACCTTTGGAGGTGATGGGGATGTACAGCCTTGGGCGAGAAGACAGAATCCCAGACAACTTAGTTTCAAACTCTTGTTTAGTGTTGGCATCTTTAGCATCTTGTTCATCCTTTAACTTGTTCATTTCGGAGTTCTTTTTGGCGATCAGTAATTGATCCTCCTGTTCCTTTTTGGCATAGCCAGCATGGTGCCCGTACAGGTACACACTGAAAGCGACAGCTATAGCCCCCAAAATAACCCAAGGGTTTGGTAGGTTTGGCATTAACGTTCTCCAGCACGGGCATTAGCAATCTCTTCACGGACATCATCAGACTCAAGATGAGTAGGTGGTGTAGTAGGAGGTGGAGGTGGTACCCAGGATTCATCTAGTGCAGGGTTCTGATACCCCATCCAGTTAAACCCATTGTTATTAGGAACAGAAGTTACTGGAGGAGTAGGTGTTGGTGGTGGTAGTCCTAAAGTAGGAGCCATTTTTTCAGCAGCAGATTGTATGCCTTTGTTAACAGCAAACATACTGACAATAGTTGTAACGCTACTAGCTAAGATCAACACGATGTCATTCAACATCTTGGTGTAAGCCATGTCAATAGGAGCCATTGACTTGATAGGTTGCACAACAAACGTAACTGAGTACAACATAGTGCCAACAATGCCACCAAGAACCATCATCAACACAAAGACAACTAGACCCCAAACAATAACTTGAATGAGCTTGACTAGTTCTTCTACAGATTTAATTTCAAAAGAATTCATTTAGCCTCCGATGCTACAGGCTGAGGTTGTTGGGCTTGCTTCTCCAATACTGGAGCAACAAGATAGTCTGGACAGTCTTGAGTAAACAAACAGTCAGGTCGTTGACATCTCTTTGCAGAGAAGTTCTGGGGGTCTTGACAGTAGTAGCGATAGCGGTCTTCACAACCGACTACGCTAATTACCATCAACAGGATCAACACGAGGTTTCTCATTACGTTTCTTCTCCTTCTCTTCAAGACGCATAACAAGAGCATCAACCCGTTTGAGCTGCTTGTCAGTGTGAATAATGGCAAACGATAACAACATCAAACAGAAGATGATCATCGTAACGATTGCTACCCAAAACCAAAACTCTTTCATAGACTTAAATACAACCCAATCATCTCCAGTAGACCGACTAGTACGGCTACCAGGTAAACGATTTTGTAGATTGCTATTTCCTTTCGGTGTTCGTGTTGCCATTCAATTTCCCGTTCTCTTTGAGCCTTGGCTTCTCTGGCAACTTCTTGAGCTTCAACAATCTCATCGTACTTGATAAGGAAGTCTTCGTACATGGCACCTAAGCCAAGCTCTTTGGGAGTCCCATAGATCATTGCTTGCTTAAGCTGAGCAGCTAATTGCTTCATCTGCCATTGCATTTCAATGCGATCAATCGCACTGTCAGCAACCTTTTCAGTAGTTAAAGATTGTTCTTCTAGCTCACGACAATGAGCTTTCAAATGTCTGATTGCTTCAAAGTA